ACGAGCCCTCCAAAGGCGCTCAATAACTTCCCGCCAATAAATAGAATAGGTCCAAGCGCAATCACCAGTCCAGTAATTCCAATTATCACGCTTTGTACTGGTCCCGGCAGCTTTCCAAACCACTCTATCATTTTGCTTACAAATTCTCCAGCCCTCGAAATTGCGGGAATGACTTTGTCTGTAATAATCGGGGCCAACTTTTCGCCTAATTCGATTAGGATACCCTCTGTCTGACTCTTTAGCTGCCTAAAAGCACCGCCAAGATTGTCTTCCATAGTATCTGCCATTTCCCCTGCGGTGCCTGAAGCGTCATACATCGCGCCTTCCAATTCTTTGTATCTATCAGAGCCAGTGGCCAGCATAATATTGACGCCTCGTTGCGCCTGTTGCGCAAAAACAGAAGACAAAGCCGCATCGCGCTGCTCAGTAGACATTCCTTTGGTAGCCTGCTCAACGTCAGCCATTATAGAGCCTAAATCACGCATATTACCCTGAGCGTCGTATACAGCCACTGATGTATCGCCAATCGCGATCGCGCCATCTTCTGCGCTGTCTCTTAAATCACGCAGCATAGCGTTGAAAGTGGTTCCTGCTTGTCCGCCTTTAATACCAGAGTCAGCCAAAACGCCCATCACAGCGGACGTTTGTTCTAAGTCCATTCCAGCAGCATTCGCGGCAGCGCCAGCATACTTCATACCTTCGCCAAGCATCTGAACATCTGTGTTAGACTGAGAACTGGCTGCAGCAAAAACGTCTGCTGCCCGTCCCGCTTCCTCAGCTTCCATACTAAAACCGCTCATGGTATCTGAAACGATGTCGGCAGCTTGAGCCAAGTCCATACCTGCCGCAGAAGCCAGGGCCAGCATATCGGGCGTGGCTTCCAAAATTTGGTTAGTATCCCAACCAGCCAACGCCAAATAGCTCATAGCGTCTGCTGCTTGACCAGCGCTGAAAGCAGTCTGACTTCCAAGTTCTTTAGCCAAATCACGCATTCTGTCGAGATCGTCCCCAGTGGCTCCACTGATCGCTTGGACTTTACTCATGCTGTCATCGAATTTGGCGACAGTATGGATCGCTGCCGCCCCCACTCCAGCGATGGGGGCGGTCAACGTCATAAGAGAGCCTCCGGCCTGCGACATGCCTTGGCCAGCAGACTGCATCGAGCCTCCTAATGATTCGCCCTTCGACGCAATTCCTTGAATCACGTCGCTGGCTTGATCTACTGCTCTGATAATAACTTCCATTACAGCCATTACCGTTTGGTCTCCCTTCGAGCCCTGGCCTTCAACCTAAGTTTTTGCCTTCCTTCGTCGCGACTATTGCGATCGCTAAGACTCGTGCCCTTTTCTGACTTACCTTCTCCATACATTCGACGCATCGCGCTCGGTAGCGCAAAGCAAAGGAAGTANGTCTGTAAAGGAGTCAGATCACTTTGCTTCTGCGCCAGCGGCACTCCCATCAGATGAAGGTCTGCGACTCTTTGTCCCTCCTGACTTTCCGCGAAAGTTCTGCACCTCCTGAATTTGCGCAGGAGTGACTCCGGTGATTTCATAAACCACTTTAGCTATTCGCTGCACGATTCCCGCTGGTCTGATCTTCTTTACGTCTTCTACAGTCCACGTCTCACCTGTTCCACCTGATAGAGAATAAGAGACGGCCAGGACATCTGCTTCAAAATCGCATTCGTTTATTTTCTTCAAGTCCATTTCCATGGTGAAATTACTGGACACATCAGTAAAATCCGGCCGGCCGTCAGCGTCGAATTTTGGATTGCCGACCATCTTTATACCCGATGATTTAATAACACTGACTTGTGCCCATTGCCCTTCTGTTAGGGGAACCAGCGCAAGTTCTCCNCCCAATTCTTCCACNTGCTCATAGTGAACCTGCGCTGACCCGTTCAATATCGCTGATTTATCAAGCCTTTTTACATCAGCCATCTTACAAAGCCCCTTCCTATTTTATTCTAATTTTTTTAGGTACCAGAACTCATGTCGCCTTCTTCGTTCTCCAGCTTACAAAGGATNTCNGNTTCAGCAGTGCCGTTCTCCAAAGNCACTTCGTCNATCANCGCNCTGGCTTCCACTGACTGAACCATTTCTGTCCTTCCACTGGGGTCTTGAGTAACAGAAGTGTTGACCATTTTAGGCAAGTCAATCACGAGTTTACCAAAAGCGGCACAAGGATCAGTGTCTAAGACTAAAGACAAGCCATATTCCTCTGACCCGCAATCGCTGGGGCCAGTAGACGCGCCCCAAAGACTTTCCAGCATTTCGGTATCTTCGAAGAACAGATCCATGGACAGCGTGGTTTCCCTATCATTCGCAGGAACGCGCGCGGGGAATCTGCTACCAATGTGCCTACCCTGATCAGCAGCGACGTTGTTGTTAATGGTCAGCGTCAGTTCTTTTACTTTGGCGCTGATTTCAACGTCGGGACTGCCTTTCAAGAACGCAGTCACCTCGTGAAACGCGATCGGGTATTCATCAGGGAATAAGAGCGTTCCCACTTCCAGCGCGGCTTTGGAATCTTTCTTGGCCACGATGTCAACCGTCGCCATACAAAGCGCGTCGCCAACATTAATTTCGAGGCTGTTAATCGTACATCCACTGAAAACATGTTCGAATATGTCTTTACCTACACGAGCGCAAAAGCTGGGTAAAATAACATATTCTGATCCATATATTTCGTGTAGATGAAACGATCCACCACCACCGCCTGAGTGGAATTCATAGTTGCCCAACGCCCACTTCAAAAACCACCCGATCGTCCTTACGTCTAAACCATACACGACGTTACCAGCGGGAGCATAAAAACCCGGCCGGTAGATTCTTGCCGATCTTCTCGCACCTCCATCGTAAATAATATTGGTATCGCTTGGCGGGTCCAGCGTGCTGCTGGCTATGTCCAAATGGACTTCTGCCGCCGGGGCAGGAGTCTGCCCAAATTCAGTCTCTTCAGCAATTCCACAATACCTTCTAATGCCTGTACTCATTTTATTCTCCTCCTATCTTATGGATTTTCCTCTAAAATCACGAAGTGTACCTGAATAACCGCTGTCGCGGCTGATAAAGATTCGTTCCTCATGTCTGGTCCGCTTGGTTCAAATGTACCACTCCTAACGTCCTGAACATATCTTCGTTTTCCTAAAGTCCGATCGCGCAAAACTGCGCTGCGCGCGCGGGCTGCTAAAGCGTTTGCCTCTTTGTAACTTTTTTCAGGATCGCTGTTTTTTACTATCGCCATAATCAAAACGTCAAACTCCCATTTCTCAGCATAACTTCTCTGTGAATGGTTTGGTCTTGCCTGTAGCCCCCTTATCCAAAGTGTTGGAGGCGTAGGACCAGGTTTGCTCTTATCGCCATAAATAATATTTTTGACGTGATCGAGCGTCCGTGACGTTCTAATAGCCTCCACAATCCCTTCCATTATGCCTTCCAACGCTTCCTCCAGCTTAATTAATTCCGGCATTATGACACGCCCTCTCCTACGCCTAACTCATCGATCGCGCGCTTGACAAATTCAGGGATTCTCATTTCTGCTGATTCTATTGCTCTATCCGCATATGGATTTGGCTTTTGCCCTTTGACTGATCTCAGGAACCAAGTACGTCCCTGCCACTCGAATACTAAAAAGCGCGCGCGCGTTGGCGTGATAGGTCTCCCAACGGGACCATGTATGCCCGTTCCTTCGTGAACGAAAAGAGCATAAACCAAATTAGTGTATATTCTATAACCTAAATGCCCTGCTTTTTCAAGCGCCCAGTTGCCTGTATTCGCCAATTTTCCTTCGTCTGTGGGGGCTTCCCTTCCAATATTCCCCCAAACTTCTTGAGCCACGTACCCGAGCGCGCGATCGTAAACATCTTGAGTGAGCTGGACAAAACGTCTCAGATCGTCTTCGTTCCATTCTATTGTGTAGCCTTTGCCAGCCATTATTTTTTCTTCACCACCATAAATCCGAAATTAGGCTTGGCGGGGTATCTGCGCAGCGCAGTTTTAATCGCTGAAGTAAATATTTGGTCCTCCACCATCTTGATAGAAAAGTCATCCACTCGAACAATAGGCGTGGTGCGCTGGAGGTTAGCATAAGCGACGTGATTGCCCATCATTCTTAGAGCGATCGCGTGGATACCTGGTGGAATTTCTTTGCCTTCTTTCTCTGCTTCGACATGATAATCACGTCGACGATCGCGGTCAATTAAGTCTTTTATTTCCACCAAGCGCGCTTCGATCCACTCTTTCAAGTCTTCTTCTGTGACAAATCCAAGATCGCCCATCTTCACTCCAGTGGATTTGATAACCTCTTCAACAGTGCCGTAAAACTTCTTGTCGTCAGCCATTTATCTAACAGCCTCCTCCAATTTCGCGCGCTCTTTCTCGTGCTTTCTCTTATGGAATTTCAGCCTGGCGTGATTCTTCGTCACGAAATTACAACCAGGGTGGTCGCATCTGATCCCGGGTTCGAATATATTTAATGATTGGCACGCTTTGATTTCTGCGTATCCCGATTTGGAAACCATCACAGTTCTTTCTGATCGAGGAGGGAACATCCATCCCCCACGCATTATGCCTTCTTTGCTCGTATTGACCACCGTGACTTCTATATTCCTCCGTTCCAATTTACTCACCCGCCCTTAAAATTTTACATCTGGCCCTTAAAATTTCGTTCTTAGCCGTTCTGAGTCTATTCTGCCGTCCTTAAAATCTGCAATGATTCGCATGCCTTAATTTCTTTAAACCCAGAGATTGCGCAATTGACTATGACTTCTGAGTTGGGCATAAATAACAAGCCCGCTCTTTCCAAAGGGTTCTGCGACACGTTCTTGACTACTACTTGAGACGAGGCTGCTTGTTCTAAAACAACAGGCCTGCTGCGAGCAGTCCCTCCACTGTAATGCCTGATTATTTCGTATCTATTTTCATGCCTATTCATAGTGAATGAATTCCACTCATTACCAATAACAATCGCTCTCACTTTCGCTTTATAATACGCACGCAGCATGGAAGGCTGGTCTCTATACTTACCATCGCCCCATTCTTTTTTCCAAGCGTGGAGGAATCTCTTGGCGCCTGGAGAACGCCTGAACGCCCAAACTCCGCCAGCCAACGCGATCTCTTCCTCACTACCTACCAACGCCAGCGTCTCATTATAATCNTCNGCGCCCTTTCGACGCTTTAAGAACGGNACAACGTCTCTGCTATTTATGTCTTTTGTAAAGACCATTTCCCAACCNCTTTCGAGGCAAAAATACAAGTGCTCTATACTCTCAGTCAGCTCAGTATCTGCGTCAAGATATATCACTTGCTTCCATTCTTCGGGCGTCAATTCATACGCGGACAATTTTATTTTCCTGGCTCCGGGGCCGATCGCGTCTTCGAATTTTATGTGGTGATCGGCTTCGGGTAGTGGTCTTTCTGAAGCCACCGCGACTGGAGTGTCCGGCATATACTGCCTGACGCTTTTTACCAACCTGCGCGCGCAGAATCGCGCTTCATTACCAAAAGCAACCACGTAAATACCACGATCGCTTCGCATCTTCTTCTTATTTCGCGCTGTTTTGAAAGCCATCGCCTCCAGTTCTCCAAAAGCGTCCGCGTGCCCTTGCGCCCAGTTTTCCACTGTAAACGGGGAAGTGGTTTCCCGTAAATCAGCTGAGTCAGCAGAGTCTTCGCGCGCGCTTTCTATCGCTCTAATCATATCATCAATATCCCCAGCTTTATAACGTCTTATGCCGGGAATATCAGGCAGCTCATCCATCATCCCTACTCCTATCGGAATCACTACTTTTTTCCCGCAAGCCAATGCTTCCAATGGCGGATAAGGGACTCCTTCTATCAACGAAGTACAAAGAAATATGTCTATGGATTGATAAAATTCGTGTAGCCTGTCATAAGGCAAAGCTATGGTTGGAATTGGCCAGCCCTTCCCTATAGCTTTAAATTCATAACGATCTCCAATTCTCTTTACTGCTTCTTGTAACAAGTCTTCCCCTTTACGCCCGCCCTTATACACAAATCCGGCCACGCCAATTTTATTGCCTTCAGTAAGTCTTAAAGTGCAAGGCGGGGAAAACTTCTTTCTGTCGAGTGGAGGCGTGATTTTTGCTGTCGGGCCATACTGACTCAAGTCTTCGAAATATTGCTGCGCAGATGTAATTCTCAAAGCAGCTTTGCGCGCGCGATCTTTCCATATTTCAACTTTGGCAGGCAGGCAGTCTTCTCTGTGCGTAAAGTATGCCGCGAATCTAAGATCGCCTAACGTGTTCCTGCCATCCAAGTACGGCAAAGAATAATTGAGCTCAGCATCGGGGTCGGGGTGGCTTCCAATAGACCAACCTAACTCCTCCACGAGCACGCGTGCTTTTCGACTTAGTATGCTATTGTCTTCGCACTTGAATCTTATTATATGAATCATCAGCTTTCCTCCACTTGTTTTATCCCCGTAAAATCCACGAGTTGAATGCTGCCTTCATCAAAAAACACGTTCCGTTCAACTCCGTCGCCTGCTTTATAGTCAATTAATTCAAGTCCAAGCTGCTCAATTCTTTCCAAAACTTCAGCTGTTTTTCGATAAGCGATCTGCTTTTCGTGTTCCGCGCATTCGTCTACTCTTTTCCCGCGCGCTTCCTCCATAATCAGCTTCGTGCCTACTTTATACGCTGGCATAATCTCTGGTATTTTACTGGCCAGCCAAGTCTGTATTTGCGCCATATTTTCAAGAACTTCTGCGCACTTAGTCCACGGGTGGATCGGTTCTTTGACCACAAAACCGTCATATATATAGACTTTAAATTTCAACCCGCTCTCAATCTTCTTCACGCGCATCACGTTACCTTCCTCATCAGCGCATAAATACTCCCCCAAACCCCTTGCGCATTCTGAGTTCCAGTAGTGCCTTTTTCAATTATTTCCCACTTCCGACTGGTATAAAAATTATTTCCGGTGTTCTTTGATTTATAATCGAATATGCTGGTGAAGCTCAAAGTGTAAGGACGACGATGCGTCGGATCGCCCCAAACCCCTACAACGTCCTCCGCGTTTGGTAATTTCACGTATAGCTTTCCACCAGGCATAGCAATTCTCCAACACTCGTCAATCGCTTTCAATAAGTCTATATCAATATGCTCAAAGACGGCTTTAGCAACTATATCCGAAAACTGTCCATTATCCCATGGCCACGGCAGCTTATTTAAGTCCCACACCACTTCTATTTCGTCACGATGCTTATGGAGATCGTGATTGATCCACTTGACAGGGTTTTTGATGAGATTGCCCGCGCCCAAATTCAATTTCTTTTTAGCCATTTATTTCAACCACCTTTTGGCTGGCAAAGGTTTCACGTATGGCTTATGCTCCCATATTGCGGCAAGAAAAGCAACCCGCGGATTCCACCCTTCTTCTTTCAGCGCATTATAACTTTTCCAAACTTTCTCAGTGCGCGGATTCGTTCTCATAAACACCAATCTCGGGTCGAATACTGGCACGCGCAAATCTCCCAAACCAAGCAGTTCAACCTGCTTCTTCGTCTTCCCTTCAACCAAGTCCATGGCCAATTCTCCATATGGCCTGAAAGGCGCGATTATTTCCCAGTGATCCAGCCACTTGAATCCCTGATGTAATAAGATTGTATCCAAAGGCACGCGCCCGTCTATAATCGCGACGCGCTGAGCATCATTAATATCTTCAACAGCTGGAACATGGCTGTATTCCGACTTTCCTCCTTGAAGCAATAACACAGCCATTTCGTGCTTAGTCTTCCCGCTTACTTTTCTGCGCACTTTAGCCATTTTGGTAAAGGGCGGAGAGCGTATTGTCCCCGCCCACCTCCAATCTTATCTACTTAATCACTTGCTTAGCTGCCAGGAGTATCTTTGTCCAAGAAGGCAACCACTGCTGCGTTTTCATCTTCATAATCGGCATCGCCTTCCATGGTCAGTACGAAGTCAGTCCGGCGGGACTTAGGAATCCGGTCGCGCTCAATAGTGACTTCGTGGAAAATACCCCAAACGGTGTTATCAGGATGCTGAAGCATCGCGATTCCACCAGCGCCATCGCTTTCGATCGGCTTACTGCGTCCCAGCATAGGCACGTACCGTATAGGAATGCCTTTATAAGTCAGGGACATAGCATTAGTGGTGGCGGTATCGCCAAGCGCGGTTTCACGCTTTTTCAGCTTCTCCCGATAAGCATTCTGAACTTCCCAGTCAACATAGAAGCGCCACTCAGATTCGTTTTGGAAGTACTGCTTGGGCAGCGCCAGCAACATCGCTTCGAATAAGTCNTCAGGGTANGCGTCGCCAGANGGGTTAAAATCTCCCCCACTGCCTCCATACACTTTATTCTCAGCGCGCTTTGCCCAACCATCAATTAAGCTGAGCACAGCGTCTGTCGCCCACGAAATGTCTTTATCCCCAAGCATGAACCATTCTTCCAAGTCCCGACCAGCAGCCTCGCCGAACATATCNACCAGGGTATCTTCAAAGCCACCCCGNTCAATATTTCTGCGCAGTGCCTGATCTTCGATACCNGTGATCGCCTGGAGTTCTTCTGCCACCAGCTTATTGGTGAAGAAGTTAGGCTTGGCGTGTTCTCCTTCAGACAGATCGCGGTATGCTCCTTGATCGTCTTTACCAGCGCGCAGAATACGTCCTACAAAGCCGGTACGATCGATGTTGACTTGCTGGCGGTCCATAGCAATAAAACGCGCTTCCTGCATGATGACGGTACGGTGCTGCATAATCTGAACGAAGCGTTCAAATTGCTCTGGTACCAAAATACCTTCGTTCAGATCGCCAACAGTTATTGCCTTAAAAGCAGAATCCAAACGTCCTAACAATTCAGCATTGCTTAACATAGTATGAACAACCTCCTTTCTTCAAATCTATTTTACGATAATGACTGCAGCCGCCTGCCAAAAACGTCTCTATCATAACGCTTAAAAGCAGGCTTTTTGGAGTCACTATCCTCTTCCCCGTCCTGACCCTTCAGAGCAGCACTGTCAACGCCAAGTTTTTTACTGAAACCATCGAGAATCCCCATGATTTCGGACTTGAACGCTTCCAGGTCTTCTGTGTCGGGAGCAGGGGGATCGTCTGAGCCCTCTGCGTTGGAAGCATTCGCGGGATCGTCTTCTTCTTTGGCAGCATTCACTGCTTCCAGTTGAGACTTCATCGACTGTAATTCATCTTTGAACGGAGTAATGGCTTCCTCCACCGCACTCTTTACTGCTTCCTCAGTCATTGAGCTTTCGTCAACGACCTCCTTCACCAACGCTTTGATTTCTTCACTGGTCATTTCAATGTCTCCTCCTTTCTCTTGTTTTCCTGAAATGGCAGACTCAATGGCCCTTCGTGCTTCTTCTTCTTCGACTTCGTTCACTAAGGCAGCCAAAGCGTCTGCTGCGGCTTTTAGCTTAGACACCGTATCTTTGGAAAAACGCCGGCCCTCCTTTTCAACGTGATTCTTCAATATAGCGCCCGAGATTCTATCCCAAAGCGACAACGTGGTTTGTTCTTTTTCAACGCTTTCCTCCACGACTTCTTCTGCGCTCTTTAGTGCGAAGAATTTTGCTTTGGGCACCGCAGGCCGATCCACCACGCTTACATAAACCGGCACCCAATCATCGCCTAAGTCACGCAATAAAGTCTTCTTCAATGCTGCTTTGATATCTCCCTCTGATGCGCTCTTGCCAGCAACGTCTTCTCGAAGCGACTTGAGAGCAGTGCGCTTCATGCCCATTACGCTATACCCGCCAAGTCCTCCGCTCTTAGCAGCTTCATAAGTGTCTTCATCTAAGCGCGAACCGAGGATCCAAGTGCCTTTAGGCAAGACCATTTCCTCCTCGTCTTGAACTGCTTTTACAGTCATTTCCATAGGCAGTAAATAACTTTCCACAGGCACTCCAACGTTATTGAGCGAATGCTGTAGGTCCACATTCTGATAAAGTTCCATCCATTCGTGCGCTGCGTCTTCGACTTTCTCTGCCGTGACTGCTTCTCCATCGTGGTCTATTTCTCCAGGAACCAATACTGCTCCATACACGATTCTTTTTTCATCGTTCTTGAATACGAATGGACCTGTCAATTCCACAGCTTCACGTTCTTTGGCTGCTGCTTTATTCACTGGCCATTCGCCTTTGGTTTGATAATACAGCCACGAACAAAGAGCCTCGGGGTTACAGACGCCTGGTTTGCCTTTAAAGGATTCAGCGCATTGAGCCCAGTCTTCTTCCCACTCTTTACGAGCGCCCGAGTCATCGACATCGGCAATAATGCTCTGAAGTTCTTTAGCAGTGAGATCGGGATTTTCATCCATCAATCTCTTGGCGACATAAACGCTCTCAACCTCCTTCGGTTCGCCAAAAACAACGTCATCTTCAGTCAAAGCATAAGTGGCTTCATATAGCTTTTCAGCCACGTCTCCGAAGACTCGAAAAACAACAGCATCTTCGAAAGTATGGATCACGTAACCATCCATGTTATTCGCTGCCAAGACTTCTTCCAACTTCGTATGGATTCGTGATATTTGAGCTTCCAACGAATCAGCAGCCGTGCGTTCTGACATATCTTTTACACCTCCTTTTGTCTGCGTTGGCCAACGGCCTGTAATTTTGTGGTGTAGCCAAGCGCAAAATGCTTCTGGGTTTTCTCTATCCTGATTTTGAGCCACGCAATCTTCGAAATTTTGATATGGCCCAAAAGGCATAGCCATTCACCTGCCTTCTTAATAACGCACCTCGGGATCTGCGTCAGCAATAACTTCTCCCCAGTCCAGTCCTTCCACTTCTAATTCGAAGGGGATGCGCTGGCGCCACTGCTCTTGTACCCAACCATTAATCCAAAGATCGGCATTGAAATAATCGCGCGTGGGCAATATATCTACCCCGCACCCCATACGGGGATCATAAACAGATTGCGGGACGCTGAAGTCAATTTCAATCTCTTCAGGGTTCTCCACGACTTCGAGCGCGCTGCCGTCCCATTCCAATACCAAGTGCTTTTTACCAGCCAGCCTAAGAGTCCATTTAGGATCCATTTAAAACAGCCCCCTCATCACGGCATAAACTATGTTGAAATGGCTTGGCGCTTTGTCTAAGAATCGCGCGGGGTTGACGCTCATTTCTTCCAATCCTCTCGACAATATCTCATCGCCAGCCAAGTTCCCTCCATACACTTTCCCTGAATAAAGATCATAAAACTTATCCCTGTAACCCCACTCCTCCATCCCAGCGTATATTCGCTTGATGTCTTCTCCCTCGATCTTCCTTCTAAAATAGCTGCCCAGCACTTGTCTATTCGCTGGATTCTGATCGTGTAAGTGATGCCCGTATTCGTGAATAAACGTCCGCGATC